TTGGTTCAATTGGTTGGATTGGTCTGTTTTCGTCAAATCGTCAAATGGTAAAGGGGGGGTTGATATTTGAAGGGCCGTAATTGGGATAAGTCACCGGCAAAAAAGTTTACAGGTGGTTTACGATGTCCGGAAATGTGTCGTTTTTCAAAGGAAGTTTGATAACAGTGTTTTCGCGCAAAAAAAAAGTGAAAAAAAAATTTTGGCGGGCGAAAAAAAAGTGAAAAAATTTTTTCGACCAAGTCAAATTTAAATTTCCTGGTGCCAGGTCATTGAGTATATATAAGGTGTGGTTTGAGTTCTGCTGATTTGATGTAGTGTGCCAATATATGAGCATTCCGTTTTATACTCATATCACCATTAGGTAAATTAGAAAAACACTGAACGTTAATTTTAAACCCTACCTGGACATCTTCCCCTAAAACTTTATAGCTATAAATTATGCCTGCCTGGGATGATGGTCCAAAATATTTGTTATGAATCTCCGGCTCATTTATTAGTAGAGGATTTGCAGAATCAATTATATACTTGTTCGCCATTCGGATTTCGGTTGTGCTGTAACGAGAAATCCATATATTCGCCCTGCTCCACGCTTCACTAATTTTGTCTTTTTCGATATCAATCATCAGCGGGCAGGCCATTGCGCGTGCCAGGTATTCCTGGTCTTCGGGTGTTTGGGGGGTCCTCGCCTGCATCGAAGGGATGGTTGTTGCGCAGGCAGTAAGCAGTACCGTTAATATTGTCAGTATCGGTGATAGTTTTTTCATGGTTTTTCCTCCCAATCGTAACGTTTGCATTTTGGGCATGCCCTGGGCTTCTCTGTCCTGGATAGCCATTCGTGCCCGCAGTGTTTACACTTACATTTCATAGTTCCACCTTTTGGGCCGTGTTTTTAGGCTTTTTGCTTTTTACCGCGGCATATATTATATGCAGCGGAACTGTGAGAAACAAAAATACAAACCCAAACGCTATTGCCATAAGATGTAAAACAATAAAAATAAAGTGTCCCATCTAAATCTCCTTTCCCGAATTTCATCCGGATATATTTAATATGATCATCATACAAAAAACATGCCAATTGTACTTATGATAGATTTCGATGGGTTATGTTTCTAATCTGCTTAGAATTATGGAATAAATTACATAATTTTGTGGGTTTTTTTACATAATCGAGTTGCAAAATCGGCTTAAAAATTGCTTGAAAACGGGTGTTTTTAAACCGATTCCAGGAAAATTTTCAGGATCAGGCAGAGGGCGTCGGCTCCCTCATCGAAACAATTTCCTGTTTTTTTTCCGGGTCATCTTCTGACCGTATCCGATCGGCCTGAGCCTGGGTTTGTTCGATTCGGGCCATGCGGGCTTCCAAGGTTTGCAGGCGTTTTTCGGTTTCGATTGCCAGAGAAAAATAGCGGATATTGCGTTCCAGGGCATCGAAAGCGACGTTGTTGCCGCTTTTTAAAACTTTACGTGCCTCCTTCAGCAACTCGGCAATCACCGGATCATCATCGAACGGCATCCCTTCCTTATATATAAAGGTAGAATCTTCCGGATCGTTCTTATCCTCAACAAATTTTGGCTCCTTTCCGGTCAAAATATATTCTAAATCCACTTTTGCGTTACCTGCCCATTTAATAATAGCAAATAAATCGATAGTGTTTCTTTTAATCTTATTGGAGAGATTTTTGTCGGTAATTCCAAATATATAATTGGCAACTTGAAACTGTTTCAATCCAGTTTTATCCATAATTCTGTCAATAATACTTCTTGAATCTACGTTTTGGTGTATTTTTTTTCTTGACATGGTCACTTATTAGTGGATATAAGTCTTAGCTATCAAGGCTAATAAAAATAGACAAAGGTTAATTATGAACATCACACCATTTACATACCAGGGCATCGCGCTCCAGGAATCGTGCTGGATCGACGGGGTTCCATTTTTTACCCGCCGGGCCATCGGTGAATTTCTTGAATATAAACATCCCAACCAGGCGATAGAGTTTATTATCAAACGCAATTCTCATATCGACGATCCACGGTGGTCAACAGTAATCAAACTGAATACTGTTGAAGGTGATCGTGAGGTCACCAGATCGGTCAAAACTTACAATCCCATCGGCCTTCAGCTCATTATTTTTGAATCCCGTCAAAAAAAAGCCATCCAGTACAAAATCGCGGTAGCAAATCTGGTCTGGGCGCTCATGAACGGTCAGCTCAAGCCGTCGAAATGGTCTCAAAATGACGACCTGGTGTCGGCGGCCCGTCAGATTTTGTCCCTTCCCCAGGGCGAAAAACGCGCGGCACTGGTCAGGGACCTGGCCGAGCGCGACGGTGTGAGCCTGCAAACCGCATATCTGCGGGTCCAAAGGGCCACCGGGAAGCGGCTCAAGACCACCAAGGGCCGGCCGATCTGCCGCAAAGACAAGGGCAGCACCCGGTACCCGGACGAAAAAGAAAAAGTAATCAATTATTTTCACGCGCATCCCGGCGCCACCGGAAAAACCATACACAAAATCCTCGGGATCACCGCATCCTATAGCCGGCTCGTCACCTGGATACGCGAAACCAAAAGGGACAAACACTAAATCGGAAAATTATAATGATTCCTAATTCTTTTATAAATCTTTTCAGGGTGTGTCAGCTTCGTCGATCTAAAGCCGCAAAGACAGCCGAATCTAATTGCCCAGGGGAAAATCGACACCATTCGACACTCAAGCAGTTTTTTACATTCCGGGCAAAGCGGCCCGGAAATCGTCTGGAAGGGCGACGGTTTGTCGGTTGTAAAACGGCGGAATACAAGACCGCCGACGGCGATGTCTTCAGTTTCGGCTTTCCAGCCCCTGACTCCGAAAACATTGTCGGAAAATTTAAGAAATGCTTCCGAATCGTCGGATGTGATCGCATTAAACTTCTTCATGCCCTGGCTGAATCTGGTCTTCGCATTTCGAAAAGACACTTCTGTGAATCCTATGATCCCGAAAGCGATCAGTGTGAAGGCTGCGGACTGATAGAAACCGAAAAAGAGAGAGAATATGCCGCTTAACGCAATGGAGATCATGAGCGAAACGACGCTCACATTGCCGATGACTTTCTTTGAAACCAGGTCGGCTATATTCTCCAAAACCCTCATATCGCTAAAAGGAGGTCATCATGACTCGGAAAATAACCAAAATCACCCCGGCGGATCGCCAGGATCTGCTTAAAAAAAGGGGTGTCACCCAAAAGCAGATCGCCATCGAGATCGGTGTGGCCGAGATGTCCATTTCCAGAGAAATCCATTTCGGCGTTTTCTCGAACCGTATTCGATGCGCCATCGCCAAAAAAATCGGTCTGCCCGTAGAACAGGCATTCCCCGAGTATTACAGCAAACACAGGTCCAGGAGGCGGAAAACCACCGATTTAAATAAGGCTTATTAATAGCGCTGTATCTGGAAATTGTCAATGCCTAATAGCCGGAAAAAAATAGACAACAAACACCATCAAAAGAGCCTGCTGGATTACATCCGGGATTTGAAGCAGCTCAATAAAATGCCAACGGAAGGCACGTTGAACATCCGGGAGCCGCTGCGAATGTCGCTACTCCAGGATATCAAAGAGTCTGCGCTGTCCCGGCCACAGATCGCAGGGGAGATGAGTCATCTTTTGGGAGTGACCGTCACCAAGGCGCAGATCGACTCCTGGACGGCGGAGAGCAAACCGCAAAACCGGATCCCGGCCGAATATTTATCAGCCTGGTGTGTGGCGACAAAATCGCGCCGGTCGCTCGTTGTGATTAACGCCGCGGCCGGCGCGTTTGTTTTGCCGGGCCCGGATGCGCTGCGGAGCGAGATCCAGCAGTGGTCTGAAAAAGAGAAATTTGCTCGGGCGGAGAAGAAAAAGCGGGAACTCTTTTTGAAAGAGATGGGGGAGGGGTAAATGGAAAACCGGTATCTCAATAAAAAACTGAGGCGGGCTATCGATGAACGTTATCCGATGTTTTGGGAGTTCGGGGAATTCCGGAAATGGTATACCGGACTGATTTTGCGGGCATATACCGGATTTGCGGAAACCGGGCGTCAATACACCCATATGGTTTTTGCGACGACGAGTATCGACGGCGCCAGGGAAATCCGGGAAATATTGGCCGAAAAGGGGATCGAAACCACCGGCTGGGAAAATGCGCTGCAAAATTACGAGGATTATATCAACAGGTGGCCCGGTCAGCGTGTTTTCGACCGTTTGACGCCGCCTGGCTGCCGGACTTTGGGCGTCCTGGATGATGATTAACAAAATTTAGCACGGGAGGTCGGCGATGGATGAGATGACGTACAAATGCAGCAAGTGCGGGCTGGTACGGACGGTGCCGCTTACGGAAAAGGACAACCTGGTGTCGGCGTGCCTTAAGATCGAGAGGGACCATGCGTTTAACTCATTCGGCTGCTCCATCGAACAAGAGGGGCAGCTTCGGATTGTAGATTGCAGATTGCCGATTGAAGAATGAAAAAACCGATCACTTATATTTATGTCGGTCTTTATTTTGCGGCCGGGCTCCTGGCGGTTCGCCGTGCGAAGAGGAGGAAATGATATGTTTGCGAGCACTGAAAAAGCGGTATATTTCGGGCTGACGGCGACAGAAAATGACCGGCTTCGCCTGGCCTGGCTGAGGAAGGAATATCTGCGTCAGGGAGAACGGGCGCTGGCCCGGAAACAATATGATTTGTGCATGGCGCTTTTTACGCAGGCGCAGTTTTGCCGGGAAGCGCTGGATGCGGATGCTATCATCGCGACAATTAACAAAATAACGAAGCGGCGAAGCGGGGTTGAATATGGCGCGGAGACGGATATGGCGGAACAAGCCGGAAGCTGAAAAAAAACGAAGAGCAGAAATGAGGAAACCTGCCCGCCATCGCGAGCCTGGGTCTCGTTCAGGCGAGGCGGGCGGGGAGAAAATAGAAAAGAGTGACGCCTGCTTCATCCCGCCAGGGCGGGACTTCGCAGGCCAGGAGAATGTTCGGATCGTAAAACCAGCTCCCGAGATCGACGCCCGGTACCGGGAGTTGTCGCCGATGATGCGGGATATGGTGGACGGCCTGGTGGCAAGGGGAATCGGGCTGGATCAGGCGATGAGGGGACTGGCATGAAAAACGGGAAATCATACCGGCGGATCAAGGCGGTGAAACCGACCATCGAGATTTTGATTTTTTTGTCCAATCAGAAAGGGCCGGTGTCCGGGCAGGATATTGCCCAGGGCGCAGGCCTGAAATACGACACGGCCATGTGCTATCTCGCGAGCCTGGAGGATTACCGGTTCGTCCGGAAAACCTGCGAATTTTACGAGCTGGGCCAGGAGGCGTCGCTGATCTGGTCGCGCCGGCAGGCGCAGCTCAAGACCATCATTCAGCGTGCAACTGACGAATTAAAAGAACTGGAGGTGTAAATGGCAAAAATAAAAGGGAAATACAAATACGAATTAGACGACAGCCTCTTGGAAATAGGCGTCTTATGCCAGATGGCTGTCGATGTTATGAACAACCTTTGCAAAAGATTCGGCGCTGAAAAGGCAAACTGTGTTTATGATACCGCGATGTCTATTCTGTGGCATTATTCAAATCAGGATTTAAGTCTCGAAATCATCACCGAATGCGGCATAGAACTCAGCCCTAAAGACCTTGTATTTTTAGCAAAGATCGCAGAAGCAGAGCGAAATATCCGTAATGCAAAAAAATTTATATTGGAGGCGCTTAATGAAGAAGAAAACTGATGACGAGATCAGCGCCGAATTAAAAATATGGAAAGAGGCGGAAGCTCATTACAAGGAAGAGCTGGCAAAACTTGAAAGCGAGATCGAGGGGAAAGTTGAAGAGGCCAGGGCAATAGGTGTTTTTAAAAAAATGGCGTATGACCAGGCGCACAATGAAACATTTAAATATGCAATGTTGTATAAGGTAAAAAAAGAAAAAGCCTATAAAAATGACGGTATGACCTGGGAGGGCTTTTGCAAAACTATCGGCGAAGAACGACGTCGTGTGGATGATGTTTTGAAAGACATGAAACCTATTTATGAACGTTTTTCGGCGGATGCCGCCGGTTTGTTAGGATTGCCATTTAATAAAATCAGGTACTTAGGAAATAGAATTCCGGCGGATTCCGCCGGTTTTGACAAAAACGCCCTCATCATCGACGGCATCAAAATCCCTCTTTCCGCCGACAACAAAGACGAGATCGAGGCGGCCATCGACGCACTAAAGGAATCCAATATACGCCAAAAAGAGGACCACGAGGCCAAACTCAAAGCCAAGGACCGCGTACTCGAGGAAAAGGAACGGGTGATTCAGCGACAGGAAAAAGACCTGGCCAAATATAAAAAAGAGGTCAAGGCCCGAGGGTTCGAGCCGGGCGAGGAGGATTTCATCATAGAGATGGAGAGCATGAAGACTTTTATCGTGGGGCTTGAACTCAAGATGGATAGCCGGAATTTTCCCCAGGATCACACGGCGCTGATGCGGGCGGCTTATATCGAGACCCTGGGTCACGCGGCCCGTGTTTTCCGTGCCTATTATGACGAGGCCGTGGATCTGTTCGGCGATCCGGAAATGGATGATGACTGGCAGTTTCCGACAAAGACACAAGACAATGATGACCAAAAGGCATGGAGCCGAGACGATTGTTTAGATTGCGAGCACCATGTGAGGATTGCCCATTCGAAAAAGGGCGTAAAAATACCTGGAGTATATGGAAAATGCACCAGACCGGAAGCGCCTTGCTTTAATAAATCAACAACACCGAATCCTAACTGAAATCAATCTGGGCGGAGATCGACCATGTGGATACGAGAAATGGTAACGGCACTCAAACAGGCCAAAAACGGTGATCGCAATACGGTGATGGAAAATTATCAAAACAAAACCGGCAAATCGATACAAACCCTTTACCGGATCGCCGGACAGAACGGGTACCGGACGAAGCGGCGCAGGCGGTGCGACAGCGGAACCTGCGCGCTGAACGAAAATCAGATTAAATTCGTGGCGTCGCTGATCAATGCGTCAAAGCGTGAAATCAAAGGGCCCATTATGGATGTGGGCACCGCACTGTCTATTGCAGAAGACAATCATATTATCGAGCCGGGGACGGTGTCGGTATCCTGGATGCAGACTCTGCTGCGGGAAAGAGAGATCCACCGGGCGGCGCTCAAAACGCCGCGGCCGTCATCCCGAATGCGCAGTCGCCACCCGAATCACGTGCATGTTATGGATTCATCGGTGTGCATCCAGTATTATCTCAAGGGCAAAAAGGGCCTGCGGATCATGCGCGAGGATATGTTCTACAAAAACAAACTGGAAAATTACGCAAAGGTCAAAGACCGGCTCATGCGCTACATCCTGGCGGATCACTTCTCCCACACCCTCTATGTGAAGTACTACTACTCAGGCGGCGAAAGCCAGGAAAATTTGTATGATTTTCTTTTGGCGGCCTGGTCCGGGGGAAAACATGAAAAATTTCCCTTCCGCGGGGTGCCGTTTTACATGCTGTGGGACAAGGCGTCGGCAAACGTGAGCCTTGCCATACGGGAGTTCATGCAGCGGCTTGATATCGAGAAACCGCCGTCCCTGCCCCATAATCCCCGGCGCCAGGGATCCGCCGAGGTGGCTCAGAATATCGTGGAGGGAAAATTCGAAAGCCGTCTGAAGTTTCAGCCGGCCTATTCGGTTGAAGAACTCAACGAATGGGCCCTGGACTGGTGCGTATGGTTCAATGCGACTGCCCGTCATAGACGGCACGGCATGACGCGCACCGAATGCTGGATTACGATTAAACAAATGGAATTAAGGGAGCTGCCTGAAAGGGAAATGCTCCATTATCTGTTTGCCAACCCCGATGCCGAGCGGCTTGTCAAATCGGATTATACCATCAGCTTTGCCTATAAAAATCACGGCAGTCAGGATTATTTCATCAAACATATTCCGGGCGTCATCCCCAACCGCTCGAAGGTCAAGGTGATATTGCGGCCGCATCACTGGCCGGAAATCGGCGTGATCTTCGATGGCAATGAATACCTGGTCAAGCCGATGGAAACCGTTGCCGGCGGGTTCGGGGCCCACAGCGCGGTGATCGGCGAAGAATACAAGGCCATGCCGGAATCCGTCACCCAGCAGGCCGTAAAACAGATGGACAATCTGGCATACGGCGAAGATCCGGTGAAAGATGCGGTGCCCTTTGCGGGCATCACGGTGTTCGGACATCAGGCCGGAAAGGTGGATACAACCTACATACCGAGGCGCGGGGCGGTGCTGAATGTATCCGGGGCCGGTGCTGTGCTGGATAAAGAGATCCCCGTCATGACGCTGTTTTCGAGGCTGCGAAAAAAAATGGGGACCGTTCCGCCGGCGCTGAACCGGGCCGTGCGGGAAACCTACGGAACGAGCATCACCATTTCCGAAGCCGACCGGCTGCTTAACCTGGCCGGGGCGGGGAATTTGACGGCAGAAAATATAGGATCAGGGATTACGGATCAGGGATTAAGGGCGGAAGGGTCTCATGGCTGAAATTTACCTAAAGCGCATGATCTCGGAATGCAACGTTTCCCAGCGCGAATTTCAGGCGATGACCGGCTGGTCGTGGGGCACCGTGTTCAGCGTTCTCAGCGGCCGGGTCCCGACGAAAAAGTTTAAGCAGGATACGGCCCGCATCGTTTCGGGGTCGCCGGTCATGTCGGCCTGGATGAAGCGCCGGAACCTGATCTGCGACGATCTGTTTCGTCCGGATCCCGGGCCCCTAAAAAAGGACCATCGCCCTGCAGGATTCGGAAAGCGGATGTCAAAAGCCCGCCTGCATCCCAGGATGCCGCTGGGCTCGGCAGATCCGGCGAAAGTTCAAACCCACAAGGAGACGCAAATGATTACACATCAGGCATTAAAACACTTCAAACTCTTTAGGAGTCCGTTCATCAACGACATCACGGACCCGAAAGATATTTTCTTTTCCCAGGATCATCATTTCATCAAAGAGATGATGCTGGACACGGCCCGGCACTGCGGGTTCACGGCAGTGTACGGCGAAGTGGGCAGCGGAAAATCGGTGATTCGCAAAGCGGTGTTCCACGAGCTACGAAACGAAGAAATCAAGGTCATTTATCCGGCCATCCTCGACAATTCGCGGATTACGGCCAGCTCCCTGGTGGATGCCATTGTCATGGACATATCAGAGGAAAAACCCAAGCGGGTGCTGGAGCAGAAAAGCCGTCAGGCGGTGAAACTGCTCCGGAACCGGTCCATGTCCGGGATGAAGCAGGTGCTCATCATCGAAGAAGCGCATCAATTAAATCTTGCCGCGCTGAAAGCCTTAAAGCGGATCTACGAGCTGGAGGACGGGTTCCGGAGACTGATCGGCATTATCCTCATCGGCCAGCCCGAGCTCAAACACCTTTTGGACGAAACCCTTGACCAGGGCATCCGCGAGGTGGCCAGGCGGGTGACCCAGGCCGAAATCGGGGGCCTTGGCGACGATCTGGGGCGGTATCTTTCGCACAAATTCAGCCGGATCAACCGCCATGCGGATGAGATTTTCAACGGCGACTCCTTCGGCGCCATGCAGCGCCGGATGCAGGACAAAAACGGGCGCAAGGTCGTCAGCAAAGCCTATCCGCTGTCGGTCAACAACCTGGCGGCCAATGCGATGAACCTTGCGGCCGAGACGGGCGAGGGCAAGGTGAGCGAGGAAGTGGTGATGGCTGTTTAGTGGCGGCGACGGGATGAAACAATGAGATATCGTGATGAAATGAGCAATGCGGAATTCAACCGCGCAATCGAAAAACTGAACCTGTCGGTGAAGGCGCGGATAATCGGCTGGGAATACCTGGTGCTGGGCCGATCGCTCAGGGAAACGGCCGCATTGAACAATGTCAGCCGGGAGCGGGTGCGACAGATTGTGGCGCGGATCACGCGGGGAGGTGAATGATGGAACATTATTTTTTACGCGCAGTTGAGTGGGTGAGCGACAACCGGATGTGGATCATGCCGATTGTGGCTGGTATTACGATAGCGATGCTGGTGTGTGCTGGGAGTGTGCTGTTGTCGGATGTGCGCGACACCATCCGGGAGTGGCGGAAGGGATAGAGGTCGGAGGTTCCGTCTCCGCTCTCCGAGCTACGCCGGACAAGCAGAGGTCAGAGATCGGAGGTCAGAATAAATGAGAAGCCCGTGCCTTGGCTGTGATCGCAGGGATCTGGATAAAAACGATGTCGGGTGCACCCGGTGCATTGCGCGGCTGGAATATGTTGTTGCCATCGGGCTGTGCCCGTCGGCGTCGGTGGAACTGGAGGTAGTTAAGGTCAAGAAGGTGAGAGGATGAGAAAATGAGAAGGATAGACACTCTGGCGGAGTTAACCGAGATCGAGGAATACCTGGCCGGGCCCGACCGGTTTATGTGCGAAAAATATAACTGCAACATGCTCAAATCCGCCTGCGTTACGCGGCAGAAAAATGCCGAGCGAAACGATCGCGTGTCATCGCCCAGATATCATCGGCCGCGGTGGATGCGGAGTGCGGGCATCTTCAAACTGACGTTTGGTAATTTTGAATGGTGAATTCTTCATCCTTAATTAAAAACTCAAAACTAAGAATTCATAATTAACCAAAAGAGGGAGGTGAATCCATGACCAGCAACATCATTAACCAGTGCCCGGTGTGCGGGGCCAAAGAGATCGAAGACAATCAGATGAAATTAGAGTTCGAAAAGCAGAAGATCCCGGCGATGCCGCGGAACCTGCCGTGCGAATCGTGCGAGCGGAAACTCCGGAACATCTTCCAGGCCAAATACTTTTTCTGGATTTATAAGGGGTCGATCCTGGGCAGAGATCAGGCCCTTAAACTGGCACGGGAAGCCGTGGCCTTCGGGCAGAAGGATGAGTCTGAAGAATAAGACACAGATTACACAGATGGTTTTTCTGTGGGGCGGACTTTCCAGTCCGCCGAACGTTCGACAGGCTGGAAAGCCTGTCCCACAGTCTTTCGACAGGCTGGAAAGCCTGTCCCACAGTCTTTCGACAGGCTGGAAAGCCTGTCCCACAGTCTTTCGACAGGCTGGAAAGCCTGTCCCACAGTCCCACAATCAAAGGAAAACAACATGAAACTTGAAGACATGGGCTATGACCCGAAGACGAAAAGCCACAACCCCAAATTGACCGTTGCCGAAAACCGGTTCCTGGGGCTGTTGTGGGTGGATCACACGGGGGCTGATAACAAAATCTCCGCGGAGAACCTGGCGGTGATGTATGCGTATGCGCTGGAGGGCAAGACGCTGTCCGATGAGCGGGTGGCCGGCGTGGTGCACGCCATGAAGCTGTCCGAGAGCATGACCCGGGTTTTGGGGCAGCAGAAAAGAAACGTGCGGCAGATGCAGAGCCATCTTTTGATGAAGCACGAAAATGTCGGCGTGCTTTCGAAAGCCGGAAACGACCACGGGTACTGGATCGCCGAGAACGACGCCGAGATCGAGCAGTTTTTCGCGTCATTCCGGAAACGCGGCATGCACGGGATCGTGAAGGCGTCCCGGGCGTCCAAGGTGCGGTTTGCGCGGATCATGGAGCAGCTTACGTTCGAGTTCGATACCCTGTCCGATTATGACCGCGGAGCGGCAGAGCCGGAGGAAAAGGCACCGGCGCCGTATGTGGTGGTGGACGCGCTGCTCGAAAAAATGATGTCGAATCCGGAGGATTTCTCCGAGGAGCTGCGGAAATTAGGCAAAAAGTTCGGTTCGGTGCTCATGCCGAAACAGCAGTATGCCGAGATCAAGAGCCACACGCAGCGGCTCCAGGAGCTGATTGCGGAGATGGAGAACTGAAAAACAGGATAGAGGAAAGAGAAATGAGGAAAGAGAAAATAGTAAAAGGCTTTGAACTCAGCTACAGATACGCTCTCGACTTGCACGACTCTATATATGCCGATCACGAAACGGCGAAACATCGCCTATCATGCAAAAACTGTCCGCGGCTGGAACTGGAATGGGATAATGCCCGCGGGGATTATCATCCGTACTGCTGGGAATACGACGTGTGGAACGAGACCGTGCCGTTCTGGCGGTCGGTGCGAAATGGCGTATGTTTGAAACACGGCAGGCCGAAGCTGTCGGAGGTTTACCCGCCTTCGGCGGCGCCAGAGGCGACCAGGGTTTGAGGGCCGACTTCGCCAGCCTACTCCGCCGTAGTAAGGCTACGAAGGCCGGAAAGCAGCCCCGGCTGCGACGGCTGAATTGGAGGCAAAAACGGAAAGCATCACCAAAGAGCAGATCCGGCTGATTAAGACCGTGCAGCGAAAGCGCATGGCCGATGAGGATTATTACGATATGCTGATGCAGCGGTTTAAGGTTTCGAGCTGCACCCAGATGACCCGGCGCCAGGCGTCGAAACTGATCGAGCTGTATGCGGACTGGGGGTGGATTGAAAAAAGCAGAAGTCAGAAGTCAGAAGTCAGAAGTCAGAAGAAAAAAGCCTCCAACCTCAAACCGCCAACGGCCGGAAGGTTAGAGGGTAAGAAGGTTGGTCAAAATCGACAATTCAGCCGTCGTAGCCAAGGCTACTATGGCGAAGTCGGCTCGACAATCAACAATTCAGCCGTCGTAGCCAAGGCTACTATGGCGAAGTCGGCTCAACAATCCAATGTGGTTCGGATGGCGAGTCCGGGGCAGCGGGATAAGATCGATGCGCTGGCGGGGCTTATCGAGTGGCGCGTCAAAGATGGTTTGACAAAATGGATTTCAAAGCGCTTTTCGATTCAGCGCGTCAAGACCGCCCAGGAGGCGTTCCGGGTGATCGAGGGGCTGAAGGGGATGTTCGAGCGGGCCATGCGAGAAAAGTATGGGGACGGCTGGATGGAGACGGTGTTCGAAGATCCGGAGATTCGGCGGTATATACAAGAGCACAGGGTTCAAGGATTCAAGGATTCCAGGGGTCAAGGGCTCAAGGGGTAAAAAACATTAAATGATAAAAATAAAAGTGATTTGCCCGGTATGCCGGCGAAAACGGATGTTCGACGTGGAATGCGGATGCAAGGCAGAGGTCGGCACCTTTATCGTCACCACCAAGTGCCCGACTTGCGGTCTGGTTAAAATAAAAGCACAAGATATTGTAAAAAATATTGACTCCGGCAAATAAGTCATATAGTAGACAGTAAATACTAAAAATTTAGCTGGCGAGAGCGGCCGGGACCGCCATCCCGCTTGTCGGGACGCCGGAGATAAATCGAGAGGCCCTGGGAGGCCCATTGACTCATAATGAGTTGATGGGCCTCTTTTTTTTGTCCGCAGATTACGCAGATTGTCGCAAATTAAAAACGAGAGGGAATGCCATGAAAATCAAATCCATCTGCATCGATCCCGGACACGGCGGCATCGACAACGGGGCGGCCTACGGGCATGCCGAAGAGGATGATATCAATTTGGCGGTGGCGTTCCTTTTGCGCTGCGCTCTCCAGACTGCGGGTTATGAGGTCGTCATGACCCGCGAAAAAGACATCTATGTGCCCCTCGACGCCCGGTGCGCCATCGCCAATACGATCAATTCCGACATTTTTATCAGCATTCACTGCGACGCGTGGCACACCGAAACGACCCAGGGAATCAGCACCCATGTCTTTCGCGGGGCGAATCACATTACCTGGGGACTCGGGCAACGCATCCATGCGGCGCTCACAGGCCGGTTTCCGGCGCACACGGACCGGGGGCTGACGTTGTCGGATTTTCATGTGCTGCGCCATACGCGCATGTCTGCGGTGCTGGTCGAATGCGAATTTATCAGCAATCCGGAGATGCGGGCGTTTTTGACGGAGCCGGAGAATCAGTTTGCGATTGCGCACGCTATCGCGCGCGGAATCGCAGGTAATGGGCAATAGGTAATAGGAGGATACAATGATCGGTCTCAAGGAACTGGAAAACAGGTTTACATATCATGCGCCCGAAGAAGATCAGGTGCATAATTATGAGGATATCCGCGGTATCGGGAGAAGAATGGCGGCAATTATCATCGGCCTGACGCCGGATTGCCGCGAGCAGGCCCTTGCTGTCACCAAAATCGAGGAGGCGGTGTTCTGGGCCAATGCGGCCGTGGCCAGAAACAGGGAGGTGAAATCATGAAAAAAATTCCGTGGTACCGTCAGAAAACAACCTGGTCCGGGTTCGGGGTGATCTTACCGGCTCTGTTGGGGCTGTTTACGGATGTGCTCACTCCCGAGCAGATCACCGCAATTATGGCGATTTTCGGCGGACTGACGGCAATATTCCTGCGCCAGGGCGTCGAGAAGGCAAAGGAAAACAAATCCACAGATGCCGGGAAAATCCTGCCGATACTGTTCATTTGTACAGTATTTCTTTTCGCTGCCTGCGCGCACATGACGCCGGCGCAAAAATACGCCGCGACCCGGACGGCCTACAACGAAATGGTCAAATCCTATATCGCCCAGGCGAAACTCCAACCCGATGCGGTCCGGGCGAAACTAAAGGAAGAAGCCAACCCGGTGATCAAAGAGGCCGAGGCCGCGCTGGACGCCTATTACGCGGCATTGTCCGGCACCCTGCCCGGCGGCGATCCCGAAGAGCGGCTGTTGTTTTATCTGAAACTTAAAAACGAGATTCTCAAACTGTGTTTGAAATACGGGCTGGAGGTGCACAATGAATGAAAAACAGGCGCAGGTGCTTTTGAATGTGATCCTTGCCGGTAATGCCCTTCTCGACACGGCCCTGAAGGTGAAATTCGCGGTGGATAAAATCAGCGCCATGACCGAGAAAGAATGCGACCGGTTCAACCAGGATCAAAATCTTATCAGTGATGAGCTGATGATAGAACTCGATACCATATGAACACCGGCAACACCATCGAGCTCATAAAAATCCTGGCCAACCTGGGCGGCGTGGTGGTGGTGTCGTACCTTTTGATCCGCATGGTAGGCAAATTATTGGGAAAGTACGGCGCCGCATTTATCTGCGTTCAGGAAAAAATGGCCGAGGCGATGGGCGCCCAGGCCCAGAGCATGACCGGCGTCAAGGACACGCTGGTTGAGTTCGTCGGCAAGGATTCGGGTGAGCACCGGGAGATTATTTTGGGGCTCCAGGTGGTCGGCAGAGAACTGAAAACATTAACACACCAGGTCACGAGGTTGCACGATGGACGTGAGAGCAGAGAGACACAATCGAGTACGGCGATTAATTCTTAGCGCCCTGGCGCCGAGCCACCCCATGCCCGTTGATTCGGTCATACTCCGCAAATTGCTGGCCGATCTGGGGTACCCGATGGACGAAAACACCCTGAACTCGTATCTCGCGTATCTGTCCGAGCGGGGCTACGTACGCGTGGAGGATCGCAAAAAATACGAGATCGTGCTGGTGACCATAACCGCGGACGGCTTGGATGTTTTGGACTGCCGCATCGACGACCGGGGCGTGGGGGTAAAGATCTAATGAAAATTGTCGATTCAGCCGTCGCAGCCGGGGCTGCTTTGGCGAAGTCGGCTTGTCGATTGTCGATTGAGAAAAAAAATCAATCATCAATCATCTATAATCAATCAGATGCGGAGCATATATGACGGCGCCGGTTGAAACCAAAGAGCTGGCTTATGCGACCTGGAAGGCGTGCGGCCAGAACCTGTCCGAGGCCCATCGGAAATTAAACGGCGATCTGGGCTATGTGATCTCGCGCCAATCCTTGCATGAATGGAAAACCAGATACGACTGGGAAGGCCGGGCGGCCCGGTCCGAGGCCGAGGAAAAGCACCTGAAAGATGCCACATCCGACGAGGCGCTGCTGGCAGTACTGCTCAAGCAAAAAAAGAAATACGAGGCTTATTTCGACGCGCAGCCGGTGGGCACCGTGGATAACCAGGCGGTGTACGGGTACAATTCGATCCTCAAAACCGTCGTCAATATCCGGCCAAGGGGCGAAGCCGCCGATATCGACCGGCCCAAGCTGTTTATGGAAGATATAGAGTTTATCGCCGGGATTTTAAAAGAGATCGATCCGGAGGCACTGAAGGCATTCGGTAGAAATTTCGACACCATCGTTCAGCGGTTCAAGGAAAATCATGCGCAAGCGTCCTAAGCTCACGGAACATAAATTCGATCAATGGGCGGATGATCTCAAGTCCTGGATACTCGAGTCGGTTTCGCCCTTTGAAGACGACACGCCGGAAAAGCAGGCCGAGCGCAAGGAAAGAGCCAAATGGGACAAGTTGTTTTTCATGAATACCTATCTTCCCCATTATTTTACGGCGGAATTCGGTGAATTTCACGAAGAATGGGGCGATCTTTCAGAGATACGTGATGAGGCCGTATTTGTGGCGGCGCCGAGAGAGCATGCCAAATCGACATTTTTCACCTTCGGCGATCCGATTCATGACGTGTGTTATACGCTGCGCTGGTTCATCCTCATCATTTCCGACACCAACGACCAGGCCACCGGGTTCACGCTGCCGATCCGGCTCGAGCTGGAAGACAATCCGCGCATCAAACATGATTTCGGAAATCTGGTGGGACGGGTCTGGAAGCAAAACGATTTTACGACGTCGAACGGCGTCAAGGTGCTGGCGAGAGGCAGGGGAGAGAAAGTTCGCGGTCTGAAAAACCGGCAGCACCGGCCGGATAAGGCCATCCCCGATGATTTTGAAAACGATGAAAATGTCGAAAACCCGAAGCTGGTCACCAAGGGCATCAGGTGGCTGAAACGGGCGGTGATCGGATCGATGGGCGCAGGCTATACGTTCCTCATGGTAGGTAATCTTTTCCACCCGAAATCGGTTTTGTCCCAGTTCATCGCCGAAAAAGACGAGGACGGAACGCCGCTGTATATCTCCCGCATTTACCAGGCATGGATCGATTACGGAAAGCCGGACCAGCGCCCGCTGTGGCCGGCCCTGTGGTCTGCAGAGCGTTTGGAAAAAAAACGGCGCCAGATGGGCACGGTGGATTTCAACGCCGAAATGATGAACCTCACCGGCGCTGAAGACAGCCCGTTCAAGGAAATGTGGTTCCGGTATTACGGGCGTATCGAGATCGTCAACCGTGTGTTGCAGGTCGCGTCCTTCGTAGACCCGAGCGCAACCAGCACGGAATCGTCGGATTTTAAATCGGTGATTACGGTCAGCTCCGAACAATATGAAAAACTCATTTACAGATGTCTGCATGCGTGGATCCGAAAAGCCACCATCGGCGAGATGTTCGACGCAGCCTATCACCAGGTGGATCATTATAGCGGCCAAATCGGGATCGAAGAAAATATGTTCAAGGATTTTCTGCACAACGCCATCGCAGAGGAAGCCAAACGCCGCAACCGGTACCTGCCCTGGATGCCGGTGCATCATTCCGGGAACAAACGGGCAAGAATCGTTGGGACATTAAGTTATCTGGTGGAACACGGCCTTCTGCTTTTCGAAAAAAACCACAGCGATCAGGATCTGCTGATCGAGCAGCTCATATACATCGACAACAAAAACGTCAATGATGACGGCCCGGACGGGCTAGAAGGCGCGGTGAATTTGCTCCAGAGCGGTTCGCTCGGACCGGCGGAATACGAATCCTTAACCAAGCGGCGGTTTGCCGAAGTTAAAGGAGCCTATTGAATGAAGGATTGATGTTTACCCGCCTTTGGCGGCGCCGGAGGCGACCAGGGATTGTCGATTGAAGATATAAAAAACCGGAGCAAGGCGACACATTCAATCATCCATCAACAATCACATATCAACAATCCAAAAACCGAAGGTTTTTAACATGGCAATGCTCTACGATCAATTCGGGCGCGAGGTCCGGGTGGAAAAGAAGCCCGAAATGCGCGAGGTGGCGGTAGCTGCGATCCGGGACCGGTGGTCCGCCTATCCGAGCCAGGGCCTGACCCCTCAGAAGCTGGCCACGATATTTAAACAGGCCGACGGGGGAGACATCTATTCCCAGGCCGAGCTGTGCGAGGAAATGGAGGAAAAAGACACGCACCTGTTTTCACAGCTCCAGACCCGCAAAAACGCGGTGCTGGGTCTGGATTATGAAGTGGCGCCCTATTCGGACAGTTCCGAAGACCGAAAAATCGCCGA